GATCAGCGAGTGAAGTGGGTCACCCACACCAAAGAAAAAGAGTCTTTATCTTGGGCTACTCCAAGCACTATGGACCACTTACCCCAGAGGTCTCTTAAGAAACAAATTGAAGAAACACATAGAAGACGAAGACCTTGTAATTTAAGAGAACAAGTAGACCCAATAACTGCAACTGTTTTTGCCCTTGCAGAAAAAATAGATGAAAAAAATAATTGGCAAACACCAAGAGCTTCTAACATGGGTAATTCAGAACAATTTATTGCTATGGGAAAGATAAATTCTTTGCTCACACAAGTTAGAATCAAAGCACAATTAATGTACCCTACACCATCTGTTGGTGATACAGAAGGTGGTAAACAAACTGATAGAATAGAAAGAGGAGATAAAGGATGGAAACTAAGAAAGAAAAACAGACCGGAAGTAACTTATGGAGCAAAGCTGAGAGACGCTATGATTTACGAAGAGTGTCAAGACCTGCCGAATCTGTTAGACATTGGGAAGAGCCTAGAGTTGAATCCAAATTGGGTAGAGCAACTAATGGGGCTTCCAAAAGGGTGGACAGATTGCGACTCCTAGGCAATGGTGTTGTGCCTGATGTAGCCACAATTGCTTTTGTCACCCTTTATAAAGATTTGCTAAATAAGAAATTATAATATTGTCATTTTTACAAAATAACAAAACCTTCTCTTAGCTTGTACTTTTTTTTGATAAACTCTTATTGCTGAAGAACTTACATTTGTCATATTAACACCTCGTATTAGTGATGTGTCTTTTAACGCATGACCTATGCGAGTCTTGTAGCCCATGACTTATGGAGTGCTTTTGTCCCATGCACTATGGGTAGTATGAGGGAGCATGAAGCTCCCCCACATATAGTGTTTAGTCAACACAGTCAGTCCATAAGTAACCTAACTCAGGAGCTACAATCTTTTCATCTTGATAGTATTGTACTCTTAAGTTTGTGTAGTTACCATGGTCTGGGTCTTCCCATGTTTCAACAGCATATGGTTGTCCACCTAATAGTGGGTTGCTCCATCTGAAGGAATAACCTAATGAAGGTTCTTTTCCATCTGTTTCAGGTCCATTAACGTGTGCAAGAACTGTGTTCTTACCCCAAATGTCGCTGAAGCTGTCTGCTTGATTTTCTTCTGCTGTATTTTTAATTGATGAACCAATTAAAACTTTTTCAACATCAAATAAAGCTGCAAGTAAGTCAGTAGTTACAACACCTCTTTGAACATACTTGATTCTGTCAAGAATGTCAGCGTGTCTTAATAAAGCATTGTAAACTTCTTTACCAAAAATAATTAAATTTGGCTCTAGACCTGTTGTGCTTCTAATTGCTGATTTAGCAGTTTGAATATCTGCGAATGGGTCAGAAGTACCAGCAGTTGAGCTGTTCCATTTTGAAGCTACAGCAGCATGTGAACCTACATTACTTCCAGATGTAATCTGAGAAGCAACCCTGTTTTCCCAATCTAATGTTAAAAGATTAGTAATGTTTCTTGCTGCTTTTTCTTTAAGCTTTAATGGAGTATCAGCATTTGCTAATGTTTCATAATCCATTTCGTCTAATAGAGCATAGTTAGTTGCATAATAAGTATCTGATGATACGTTGTAATGAACTGTTCTACCTTTAGTTTTAGGCGCTCTAATTGTTGTTTCTGGTAATCTAAAGAAATCTCCTTTTGTGTATTTGTAATAAACATCAGATTGTTTGTTTACATTTACTATTGGGAAGATTTCATTAACGATAAAACCTTGAGGTTCAAACCCAACAACGAGGTTTGTCAAAGGCATATCGATATGGACATCTCTGCTTGTTAATCCCATTTTTCTATCTCCTTATGAATGAACAATTTAACCTCTATAACCGTTGTGTTGTATCAACAATTGGAAGTTACTTCCAGATGCACAACCTGATATTGACTTACCAAGTATGTAGTCTCCAGATGTAGCTACAGTAGCAGTCCCACTTGCAGTTACAGTTACCCAGTTTCCAGCGCCCATAGTAGCACCAGCAAAACAACGAGTAAGTCCAGCAACAACAACAGTTGCATTTTCGCCAGATTTAGGTTCATTGTCTAAAACTCCAAGTACACCAGCACCTGCAGCCACTCTCAATTTAATACCGTTTTCGTCATGCACGTTAACAATTTTATATTGAGCTGTATCTAAATCTTCTCTTGCGACCATTGATAAATATGTTTTTGTACTCATATTATTCTCCTTTTTCGTATTTGTCTTTTAGTTCTTTGTCGTTTTCTAAAACTTTATAGAGAGCATCTCTGTAAGTTTCAGCTTTGCCTTTTTGTAAATATACCTTAGCTCTTCTGTCAGCTTCTTCACCAGCATTGGTATAACCTTCTGGTAATTCGCCTTCTTCAGAAACTTCTGATAACTCTACAAGTTTTGGCATAGAAGAGAATATTTTTTTAACAAGTTCAAATTGAGATAGTTCAACTTCTTTCTCATCTTGTGTGTACTTGTATATTTTTTCATCTGATGTGTGTGACATAAGTGCTTTAAGTTCTTCTTCGAAAACTGGTAATACTTTGCCCTGTGCTTTTGCTTCGTTAATAAATTGTGCAATAGACTCAGACTTAATCTCTTCATTTTTCTGATTCAATTCAGAAACAGCAGCTTCTTTTTCAGATTCAACTTTTGCAAGTTTCTCTTTTAAATTAGCTACCTCTAGTGAGTAGTCTTTTGATGTTTCCACTAATTCGACCCCCTTGTCATAGATTTTTAGCTCGGCATTAGATTTGCTATACAATCCTGTAATCGATTCCAGATTAGTTACAGCAGGAACTTCTGCTCCAAGCAAAGCAACAGCTTTCAGAACTCTATCGAGTACCTTGCCATTATTTTTATAGTTCCAGAATATTTCGGAACTAACTCTTTTGTAATTACCTCTTTTCATAGCTTCATATACCTTTTTAGGTATTTCTTTGAAGTCAGCTAAGAGCTTACTACCTTCTTTATAAATTTTGTCTACATAACCTAAAGCTGGTTGACCATCTTTCATTTCTGGTTGTGCTTCGTTATGTCCTAGCTTTAATGGTGGTTGGAATCCTGTTTCTTCAAAATTTTCTATCATGGAGTTTAAATCTTCTGCTCCATATTTATCACCATTCCAAACGCCTTCTGAAAAAATTTCTACACCATTGATGTTAAAAGTTTGTTCTAAAGAATTATTTTTTTGTTGTTCACAATCACAAACACTTTTGTTTTCTTCGCAATCACAATCTGATTGAGAATACAAAGGTGTGTCTTCAGGTCTTTTCATTGGCTTATCAGTATGTACGTCTCTAGGTGTAATTCTCATGTCTTCTTCTTTTTTAAGACCCATACCCATATCTTCTTCTTTATCTTCATGAGCTTCCATCATCTTTCTTTTTGCTTCCATATATTGCTCATGTGTTTCGCCAGGCATATAAACTTTCATTTCTTCATCATCAAGAATGTGTATATGTTCATGAAATCCTTCAATGCCCATTTCTTTTGCTTTCGCCATAGCTTTTTCTGCTGTGGTATACAAATCTTGTTTTGCCATCATTTGTTCTCTTTCTCTTGGTGGCAACCCTGGACCTTGATTCATTTCTTCGTCCTTTTCTTTATCATGTGCGCCCATTTCTTTTTCTTTGTCTAAATGCGCTCCCATGTCTTTCTCTTTGTCTTTACCATGTTTTCCTGGCATATTACACCTCGTTTATAGTCCGACATCTCGGACATTTTATTTCAAGAACATTAAGTCCCTTTGTATTGTATTTTGCCAGTAATTTATTACAATTGCAACATCTTAAAGAAGTTAAAGTTATATTAAAAAGTTTTTTTGCTACAAGAGCAGAGTTCACCTGGTATGAGTTAACATTCATAACTTACTAAAAATTCTTCTATGTTTTCATTTTCCTCATATATATCATCAATGTAATTGAAGATATCTGATGCTGCATAGTCATTCTGAACACTATCAAGGAGAAGCATTTGTACTTGGTTGTTCTTATCAAATAAGAACTTATCTACTACAGCATCAATCTTGATATCTTCACATTGTTTTTGTTGGTCATCATATTCTTTTGTAACTTCTTCTTTAATTGTATCTTTCAGAAGCTGTTTCTTCTTTAAATCGATTCCCGACTTTATGAAAGAAATTGTTAATTCATTTCTAGAAAGTTTTTTAGAAATAAACTCCTTTAACAAATCTCTTTGTTCTTGGATAATTAATTTCACTTCGTCAAGGAATCTACTATTGTTTTTCTTGGATGATAATGGATGTCCTGCTGGGAACAAATCATTATCATGTTTGCCACTACGGAATCTGCCATTTCTAAGAGCATATAAAAAGCTGTTAACTCTAGCTAATGCCCATTGCTCTTTAGATTTAACTGTTGGTCTAACACTTCCTGGATTCGTTCTATACGCACCAATTCCACGATTATATACGGAACGAAGCGTCCTTAGTGAAGTTCTTTTTGTTTTTGTGTCACCATACTTTTCGTTATGGTCAGCTACTTTCTTTTTAAGAGCTGCATCTCTTGCACTATACTCTATTGCCTCTTGCTCATCTGCATTAGGACGATTTTCCAATTGATTTCTTTTAGACCTAGCCCAAGACTGACCAGGGTCTCCACCCCACATTGCCCATGCAATTCTTCCATTACTTGGATAACCCTTTTCCCCTGGTCTGAATCCTTGTGCTTTTTTGTCTACTTCGTGTCGGGAAAAGAAACTGTGCATACGCTTGACGGTACTTGGCGAAAGATTCTCTCTGTTTTTCAATTGTGCTGCTCGAGCAATCCCAACGGCAGTTCCACCCCTTCCGAATTCTTTTCTCCATTTAAGTGCTTTTTCTCCTTCTTTAGCCATAGCTTCAGTAGGTCTTAAATCTACTTGGCTATTATTCAAGGTAAGCGTTTCTTCTTCTTCGTCAACCTCTTCTTCTCTTTCTTCTTCCTCTTCTCTAATTTCTACTCTTTGTGGTTCTTCTACATCACCTGCTTTTTTTGTAGGGAAGTTAAGACTTTCTCTAATGTAGTTCTCATCATCTTCTGTAGAAGAAACAACTCCTTTAGATACTGCATTGATAAACATTTCGTTCAATGCAAGTCGTTGCTCATCTGTTAAAGGATTGAATTTAAAGCTAGGCATCTTTTTTACATTCTGATAATTAAAACCTATCAACCTTTTTAACAATTGTTCTTTCATAACAATCTCTTCCATGTCTTGTCTTAATTTTTCTACAACCCAAAGGAATACATCAAAATGTATTTTAGATTGTGCATAAGCTCCAGTCTCACCTTCAGCAAACAATCTGTCTGGTATCAGTATGCTACGAGCTATCATCTTGTTATAAAAGTTCAAGGCGTCTCTATATTCATTTGTACTGTTTCTTTGTGACTCTAATAATTTTATATCGAACTCACCCATTCTATGTGATATTGCTGTCTTAGCAGTAAGGTTGTCTAATATCTTTCTTAGGTTGCCTATTGACCCTGCATCATTACTTGCATACTCACCAACAACTGTTGGCATAGCATATCTTTCTAAATAAATATTCCAAAACTTAATAAGTACATCTTTTGACCAGTAGCCACGATAAGCAGACCTTAAATCTGAATTACCATAGGGATTACCAAATTCTTTCTGATATGAATAAATTAAAAATTTATTTGTTGGTAATTTTTTCTCCATACCTTCTGCTGTATAAACCAAACCATTATCTTTTATGTTTGAATACTTATCTACATCAAACATATAGTTGTGAGGATATT